TATATAGATACTGAGAACGCAACTCCTGTTCAGAAGCTTGCTGATATGGGCGTAGACGTCCGTAGGCGATTTGTCTATTTCGATTCTCATTGTACCGAAGAAGTCTTTTCAATCATTGCATCAACTATTGTAAAAGCAAAACAAATTTTAGAAAAGAACATGCCAATCCTCGTCATCTGGGACTCAGTGGCTGCCACTTCACCAAAGGCAGAGCTCGACGGTGAGTATGAGCAGAATTCGATCGGTCTACAGGCTCGCGCTATCTCGAAGGGCATGCGCAAGATCACAGGTGTCATCGGTCAGAACAACGTGACGTTGCTGTGTCTCAACCAGCTTCGAGACAACATCGGTGTGATGCACGGCGATCCCACCACCACACCTGGCGGCAAGGCGATTCCTTTCCATGCTTCTGTTCGTATCTCCCTCACAAGCGGTATGCCTGTGAAGGACAAGGACGGCAACATCATCGGTCACCACGTCATTTGTACCCTCAAGAAGAACAAGGTGGCTCCTCCCTTCAAGAAGTGTGAGTTTGACATCATCTTCGGCAAAGGCATCGTGGAACACGAGTACATCTTCGACGAGGTCCGCACCCACTGCAAGGAGAACGGTGGTGTCGTCTTCGAAGGAAACAAGGTCTCCATCACAGGCGACGGTGCCTGGAAGGAACTCATCGTGTCTTCTGAGAAGACGGGAGAGGTTCTCATCACCAAGAAGTTCTATAAGGCTGACTTTGGTGAAGTGATGAAGGATGAAAAGTACAAGAAGTATGTCGACGCCGTGATTGATGCTGCACTTTCGATCAATCCGAGCACAATCGAACAACTGATTGAAGAGGAGATTACGTCAGATGAGTGAAATTGTAGTAGGAATCAAGAATCAGGTTCCGCCACTGTATGCAACGCCTGGCTCTGCTGGTTGCGACTTAATTGCCAGCGAAGAAATTACGCTGGCACCTGGCAAATGGGCTGCCGTCAGCACGGGACTCTACTTGGAAATTCCAAGAGGCTATGTCGCACAAGTCTGTCCTCGTTCCGGATTGGCTCTTAAGCACGGCGTCTCGGTCCTCAATGCCCCTGGCATTATTGACTCAGACTACAGAGGTGAGGTGAAGGTGCTTCTTGTCAACCACGATTCCCTCAGATATACCGTAAAAAAGGGAGATAGGATCGCGCAGTTGGTATTTATGCCCGTTGTTCAGGCCCAAATGAAGTTCATAGACCAGCTGACAGAAACAGATCGCGGCGAAGGTGGATTCGGCAGTACAGGTAGATGAACGTGGATCAGGCCCTACTCGCAGTACTTTCTTTTGGAATTGGCTATGCGATCGGTTCGCTAGACAGCTTAAAGAGGGCTTTGAGGGGGCCTGATTCCACCTCTTTCGTTTCAGGTGTGGTGAGAGAACAGAAACAGCAGGCCAAGAAAAAGGTCAGCATTGATGAGACCAAGTACGTCACTGATATTTCTACAGACGATTTAATTTCGAAGGGTGGGTCTCTCGGCGTGGTCTCGCAGACTAACGATGACATATCATCTGCGGCGAGTAAGCTTGCTCAACTTAAAAAGATGAAAGGATAGTTACAAACATGGCAAAAGGTTTAGACGTTGGTACTTCGTTCATCGTCCTCTCATCCGAGGGCGAGGGAGGTACCGTTGAGTACAAGGATTTTAGAGACGCTTTCTACGTGATCAAGCCCACCACTCCCATCGCCTCCAAGATGATCGAGAAGGGCCTCACCGGAAAAGTTTTCGTAAAAGACACAGATGGTTCCTACATCATCCTGGGCAAGGATGCCATTGAAAAAGCAGTGGAAAGGAATGACTCTGCAAAGCGTCCCATGTATCGAGGAGTCGTGTCTTCGAAGGAGAAGGACGCTCGAAGAATCCTCTCCTACATACTTAAGGAAGTTGCTGGAAAGGCCACGAAGAAGGGCGAGAAGCTCGTCTTCTGTGTTCCTGCCCAACCAGTAGATCAGGAAGATGATGATTTTGATGTTGGCTACCATGAGGACGTCGTCAAGAAGGTCCTCGAAGAATGTGGTTATGAAGCTCGGGCGATCAATGAAGCAGAAGCGCTATGTTACTCGGAGCTTGCGGACGATGACTATACCGGTGTTGCCTTGTCTTGGGGCGCGGGTATGGTTAACGTTTGTGTCATGTTAAGTGGAGAGCCAATCCTCAAGTTTTCCACCACGAAGTCAGGTGACTGGGTCGATCGCATGGCAGCAGTTGCCACTGGTGAAACTGATTCAGTGGTCCAGGCGGAGAAGGAGCAGGGAGATTTCACGGTTGCGAAACCGAATGACAATCAGGTTCTCGCTGCGGTGGCCACCTACTACGATCGACTCATCGATTATACCACGAAGCAGCTTGCTGCAGCGATGGATGGTCATAAGGCGCTTCCAAAGTTCAAGGATCCTCTGCCCGTTGTGGTTGCCGGTGGCACCACTAAGGCCATGGGGTTCGTGAAGCATTTCGAGAAGAAGTTAAGTGAGAATGGATTTCCTCTACCAATCAAGGAAGTTCGTCACGCATCCGACCCACTCCACGCAGTGGCCCGTGGCTGCCTCATCGCCTCTCAGATACTCTGATGGATGCCGAAGTGACCTGGACGGTCTCGGAAGACTTCAACGGTCTTCTCGAGGCCATTCTTAACTGCAAACGGGAACTAACGAAGCTGTGTTTCGCTAAGTTTGGTTCAGCCAAGATTGCTGAGTATAAAGTATTTGCACCATACAAAGTGTGTGAATTAATGCTACTTGGCGGTGGTCACACGTTAATTAAAGGCAAGGAATTTGACACCTACTGTCACAGAGCTCTCACTGATTTCGAGCATTTCAAACTTTTTAAGACGAAGCTCTACGGCGACAACATCGTAAGGGTAGAAGCCAAGTTCGAAATAGGTGAAGGAATCGGCAAGTATTGGTACGGCAACGTACAGTTGACTTGACAATTGGCATCTCCACGAGATACAATCAAAGACATGTCAGATGACAGACCCATCTTTGTGATCGATGGAATGAACATGTTCCTCCGGTCCTACAGCGCTTTTCCGCAGATGTCCTCACATGGATATCAGATGGGAGGCACTGTAGGATTTCTTAAGTCTCTACAACGTCTCTGCCGTGAGTTTCAGCCTACCAACGTGTATGTCACATGGGAAGGTGGAGGTTCGCAGAGGCGTCGTAAATTATATCCGGATTATAAGGCCAATAGGAAACCTGGGAAATTAAACCGATTTTATGGAGACGACATCCCAGACACCGAAGAGAACAAGCAACACCAACTGGTCACCCTCTTAGGAGCTCTTAAGAATGTTCCTGTCTGCCAAGTTTACGTCTCTGACTGCGAGGGAGATGACATTGTCGCCTTCTTGGTCAAAGGACCTTTTAGGAGTAAAAATGTCGTCATTGTGTCGGCCGACAAAGACATGTATCAGTTGTTGGGACCGAACGTTAAGATCTATTCCCTTTATAGAAAGAAGTTCATCACGGACGATGACCTGTTCGAGGTCCTCAGGATTAGGGCACACAACTTCGCACTGGCAAAATGTCTTTGCGGTGACGACTCAGACAACATTCCCGGAGTTCAGGGGTTTGGCTTCAAAAGTGTTGCCAAGAAGTTTCCAATGCTTGGAAGTGACGAGACAGTAATCCTGCAAGATCTCATTAATTTTTCGCACACCCAGAAAGGTGTTCACTACAAAAGAGTGGTGGAAGAGGTCAACATTGTCAAGGGGAATTGGCAGCTCGTCCACTTGGACGGTAGCATGTTGTCGGGAGACCAGATGAAACGCGTTGAACACGTCGTGGATACATTTAAACCGACTGTAAATAAGATGGGTCTCATCAAGCTGTTACTGAAGGAAGGAATCAGTGACTTTGACTACGAGGGGTTCTTTTATGATCTCTCATGTGTCGATGGGCTGAGGTTCACTTCGGAGAATGAATAATGCAAGAAAACGAAAACAGAGTTAACAACGTTTCCTTCGGCCAGTTTGGCAAGTCTTTTCAAGAGAAGTTATGTCAAGCCCTCCTCGTCGACCACAAGTTCGCCGAGCAGATGATGGAAGTCGTTGACATCTCTTACTTCGAGGTCAACTATCTTAAGTTCCTCGCAGACAGGTACTTTTCTTACTCCAAGAAGTACAAGGTGTTCCCAACTCTTCAGTTGCTGGTCACTATCATCAAAGATGACCTGAAATCGGGAACCGATGTCATTCTTCGTGATCAGATCATCGATTACCTTCAGCGTATGAAGGCCAATCCTGACGCAGGTGATCTGGTTTATGTCAAGGAGAAGTCTCTCGAGTTCTGTCGTAAGCAGGCTCTCAAGAAGGCACTTGAATCCGCTGTCGATCAGATGCAGGCCAACAAGTATGAGTCCATCGTCGAGACGATCAAGAAGGCTGTTCAGGTCGGTACGGCTCCTTCTGTCGGTCATGATTTCTTCAATGAGATGGATGCACGTTTCACCAAGCTCAAGCGCGATACCATTCCAACTCGCCTGCCAGAACTCGACAAGAAAGAGATCCTCAACGGTGGTAGTGGCAAAGGTGAACTTCTTTGTGTCGTCGGTGCCTCCGGTTCAGGTAAGTCTCACTGGCTCACGATGATTGGTGCAAACGCTCTCCGTGAAGGTAAGAACGTTCTTCACTATACCTTTGAACGCTCTGAAACAGCCGTTGGTATTCGTTATGACTCTAACCTCTGCGACATGGACTCCAATGAGGTGATGGATCGCAAGGATGAGGTGATGAAGTTTTACGAAGAAACAAAACTTGGTCGTCTCTTCATCAAAGAGTATCCAACCAACACAGCATCTGTCTATACTTTAAAGGCTCACATCGAGCGACTGGATTTAAAGGGATTCAAGCCCGACATCGTCATTATCGACTCTGCTGACATCATGCGAT